TTGAATATTGAAAGAATATTCAACCAGTAACCGAGTTTCATCATCAATTGGTGCATTTAGAACATAGTTATGTCTATGTCTAAATACTTCCATGAACCAATCTTTCTTTACTGTGACTAAATTTTTCATTAAAGGAATTAAGTGGTTATCATCAATGTGTTGTGTCATTCGTAATCCATATAAGGCTAAATGTTTTAAAATGGGACATTGAGGATATGTATAGATTAGTGACATCGATTTTGCTCTCAACAATTTCATGAATGTTCTGTCACTAGCATTGATATAATATAAATTAGTATATCCAAAATTGAGCATTGCATCTAATGGATTAGTGACAATTGACATTGTTTTATCAGTAAACACAATTTTGCAAAAGGAAGCTTGATTTAAATTATCATGGTGTTGTAGTTTTGCTTTTGCTCCCAATCTTAATAATATGGTTTCATCCAAATCGTATAAGTGAGCAAATACTGAATCATCACCCTCGACTGTTGGTGGATATTCGTTCATGAATTCATCTGTGTGACCACTCTTGAATAGCATGAATAGAATAATAACCGGGTTCATTAAAGAATTCATTAATGACGTGTCCATTTCACCGCTATAACGTTTAGCGCGTAAAAAGAAACTAAACCATTTTGAAAAGATGCGATTAATACCTGTTTTGGCTTTTCTGAAAGCTGTCATTAATTCTATGTTGTCTTTATGGAGCTGCAAACAGAATTCATAGAACAATAATTCAATTTGCATTAATAAAACCACAAATGTAGCTTCAAACTGTGAAAAGTCATTTGAGCATAACTTGATGAATGCGGCAGAATAACGTTCAAAAATAAATTTAGCTCGAGCCGTCATAGTTATAGTTTTTATAAACCATTTAAGTTTGAAAAATTTTTTTCCCTATATAGAAGCAACATGGACCAATTTTTGTTTTGAATTTATCAACACGCGCATATATCCCCCTCAAATGTTTGGGTTCTAAATATGGTTCATGTTTTGTATGTTCTTTCACATCAAAATCTTTTTCTTGGCATACATCATGAACTACTGCTGCTTTACGAAGTTGTTGTTTACGAGTTTCAGTGTAGTTAGTTTGTTTTAACCATGTTTCTATTGTTAAATCTTCATCCAATGGTATTATACAGTCTTTTAGTTCTTTATTCATGAAGGTTATAAAATAGGATTTGAACTCTTCTAGTAGTTGTAAATCTATAC